GTTTCCAGACTGTGCAACAATAGATGTAAAGGTTAGTGTGAAGTTACCTGAAGGAGTACACTTAAAGTTGTTACTAGCAGACATAGCAAATGAACCATCATTGTCTGTAGTCATTGTGCCTACTGCACCACCTGTTACTGTAACTCCGTTTGCAGTTGTTTCGATTTTTTTAGCGTTGTTATGGTAAAGGTCTACCGAACCATCTGCATTCATATCCGCCATAGTTTTAGAACCATCAATCTCACTTATAAATTTAATTTCAGTACCATTTCCAGTCCAAAGTAGAAGCGAACCAGCACCTGCATCTTTAATGTAGCTATTACTATTATCACAATACAACTGTAAATCACCACCAGTACCTAATCTAAGCTTAACATTATCATTTAAATCTAAACCACCTGTCATAGTGCCACCAGACTTTGGTAGGGCAGCATTTGCTGTAGTATTGGCTGTTACACCTGTAGCTATATCTGTGTTAATTGAATTGGCTAGTTTGGCTGCTGTTACTGCATCGTCTGCTATAGTTAGTGCAGTTGCTCCTGTTACATCTCCTGTGTGAGTAGCGTTAGTTACTTTAGCTGTATTGGCTGAAACAGCTGCTTCTAAATTACCTATGTTTGGAATTGCAACTGTGCCTGTAAATGTAGGACTAGCTATTGGTGCCTTTGTTGCAATAGCAGATGTGTTAGTATCTAACTGTGTACCATCTGCTGACACATCTCTACCATCTACAGTCTGACTTCCTGACATAGTAATATTACCTGTCATCTGTCCACCAGCTAGTGGTAGTTTAGTAGCGTCTGTTATTCCTGTTCTTACTGCTGTGACTGTGGATTTCTTAGAAGTACCACCATCATTAATTAATATTTCCTCACTACCTCCGAGGGTACCTTTACTTGCTAAGGCTGATACTTTAGTTGTTGCCATGTTTACTCCGTAATAATATAGTCAGGACTAGCATTGCTAGACGCTTCAGTTATAAAATATAAGCCAGTTGATTCTGTTTCTATTTCTTGTTCAGGTGAAGCAGGAGGACCTATTGGCGTAGCTGTTTGTGACCTTCTTCTAAAAAGATAAATAGGTACAAACTTCTTTTGTTTTCTAGTTAACTTATATGCCATTACTCTAGCCTGTCTAAAAGTTTTTCACGTCCAATGTTTCTACGCTGTTCTATATCTGCTAACTTATCTGTAAATTGTTCCACTAATGGAGCATAAGAAACATCTACTGGTACAACTTTTTTCCTAGTAGGAAGCCTTCCTGAATATGCTTCCGGTTCTTTAAATGTTGTTTTAGCTTTTGTATGACTATCTTTAGGTGTAGCCATTAATCCTTTTGGCTCAGGTAAAGATGACATCTCAGGTAAATCTTTTGTTTCTTTATGTGCTTTTATTTCTGCACTTGACTCTACTGTAGGTTTAGAATAACTCCTATCCTTTACTGAATCTAAGTTATCTTCTCCATTTAACATCTGGTCCAGTATGTCATGTATCTCACTTGTTTCTTCCTCAAAAGAAGCTTGTTCATTATTAAACTGTAAACCATTTTCCTCTAAAAAAGAAGCTAGTTCTTCAGGAGAACCTGTAGGATTTTCAACTTTAAATACTTGTTCAAGAATTTCATTATAAAGTTTTGCAATCTTTTGCTTTATCTTATCTAGTTCTAAGTCTAAAGCACTATCATCAAATAAATCAGCTATGTTCATAGTTCTCCTAATTAGCTAAATATAACCCCCTCATGTAGAAGGGGTTACGGTTTAACTAACTATTATCTGTCAGTTACAAAAGCGAAACCTGAAGTGTCACGCATCTCACCAACACCATAAATAGTGTCAGCAGTATACAAGTCACCTAGGTACTCTTGCATGTAAGATGATTGTGAACGTACTCCTAGTTGCTCAACTAGAGCCATTGCGTCTTTGTGTAGAACTAGACCAATGTCATGTACGACTGAACCAGTAGCACACTGAGTAGTACCCATAGCGTTAGTAACATATACATCAATACCGTAGATTTGTCCAACCTTACCAGTCTTGATTGCATTACCATCACCAATGAATGCTTGCTCAGTATAACGCTGAATGCCTAACATGTCAGTGTACTGACGTGGAGTTAGAACAATTGCACGTCCGTCCTGTGGTACGTCAGCTAAATCTAGCTTTTCTACCATTGAACGAATTGCAGCGTCACCACCAGTTGTTAGTGAAACAGCATTACCAGTACCTGAACGGTCCCAGTCAGAAAGTACGCCAGCACTGTCAAAGACTTGTGCCTTATTCCAACCTGAGTTACCTGCTGTTCCGTTACCACCGTTAAGTGCTGCTGCTTTGTTAAACAAGTCTAGGTCGACCTGTGTACTTAAAGCGTAGCCAGCATCTTCCGTGTAGAACCTACGTAGAGAGCTCAATGCTTGAACCTCTGCCATATCTTCAATCAGCACTGAGTATTCATAGTGCTTGTCGATGCTTAACGCTGTGTTGCCATGAGTATCGCCTTGAATCTTTACTAGCGAGTTCTCTCCCTTTGAAGTTGCTGAACCACGTACCGGTGTTGGGATATTGATTGTATCACCCTTCTTACCTTTGTGGTTTATGCGAGTTACCAAATTAGCTAATACTAAGTTCTTTTGATAACTGGCAATGACTTCGTCACTCCACAACTCTGGAATAAAAGTTGCAGCTGTAGTGACTGTTTGGTTATTAGTACCAATTACACCTGTTGCCATTTTATATATCTCCTATATATCTTATTATTTTACCCTCCCCTCTGCGTAAGCCTCGTAGATTTCATCTTCTAAACTCTGATAACGCTTTGGGTCAGTCTGTTTTAAACGTATTAAATCAGCACGCCTGTAAATCTTTTTACCAGCTGTTGACTCACCTGAAGCTCTTGATACTCCTTCACCTGTTTTCATAGCCACATCTCTTTTGGTTTTTTTGCTTTCATTAACTTCTTTCGTCTTAGAAATCATTTGTCTTTCTTTCCAAGTCGTAAGCAGTTCATTAGCTGCATCAAAATCATAAGAGTCTGCTTCTTTATACAAGCGTTGTCTTACCTTGCTTCCATTTATCCACTCCTGAAATCCTCCGTCAGTTATGACTTGTTGGAAATCTGGATGTGCCTTTTCGAGTTGTTGGGCAGTTAAAGCAGCTTGTTGCTGTTTGTTCTGTTCCGAAAACTCTTTGAACCTAGGATGATTATCTATAATTTGCCTTACTGCTTCTTCAGGATTATCATAAAAATCTGCTGGCTCACTTGTGGTAGTCTGTTGGCTTTGTGTACTTATCTGGGATTGCAAATAAGAATCAGTTAGTTTTCTAAGTTCACCAATCTCTTGCCCTTTCCTACCTAGTTCTTTCTCTAGGTTCTCATAGGCTTCAGCTATTTCCGTTGAGGACTTACCTTGAAATTTCTTAGGAAGTTCTTGAGCTTCTGGCTCTTGAATTTCTTCCTGTTCTACTTCTTCCTCTACAGCTAATGCTTCTAAAGTTTCGTTTACTTGCTCTTGTACTGGTTCTTCTTGGACCTCAGGGTCTACAATTTTACTACTCATGCTTCTTACCTCCGTCTTTTAAGATTATGGGGGTTATAAAAATGTTAGAGCTGGTACTAATCCAGTTGTTCTAACGCTAGTTTGGTAGCTTCCTCTAAATTAATAAACATATTTAGGAAAGATACCTGACCTCTACGTAAGTGTAGAGTCTTTTCATCTTCAATGTCATAGATTTTTTCAAGTGACTCTGCTAGTTTAGTGTACTCTTCTAACAATACACGCCAGCCATCATGTTGAATCATGTCTAATCGTTGTTCTAATATTTCTCTATCTGTCATCCGTTCATTGCCTTAGACAAATTAAGTATAGTTTCTGAGTTTAGATGTTCTACTTCAGGTACATTACGTGCAGTTTCTGACTGTATACCTTTTATTCTTACCATCTTCTCAGCTAATTCTAATTGTTTCTTAGCCAGTGCTTCATTAGATGACTTATCACCTGCATCTACTTGTAGCTTCTGTGCTTCTGCGTATAACTTATTAATGTCTGCTTTAAGTTCCTCTAGTTCAAGCATAGACTTTTGCATTTCTATTTGTTTTATCTGCTCATCTTGAGGATTAGGCTGCATCATTTGGTTGATTGCTTGTACTAATTGTGTTCTATTTGCTAGTGATGAGTTCTCAAATATACTCATTAAGATAACATAGAACGCAGGAGAACCTTGTGGAGTCATAGATAACAACTGTACCATCTGTGTTGTTTCTAATTCCTTAGCCATAATACCTAGACTACTGTAAGGTTTAAACTTAAAGTCTACTGCTGGATATCTTTCGTTATCAAACTGTATCCTTCTATATAAAGTTTTATTAATCATAGGAATCAAGAATGAATCTTGGAAATTCATTAGTGTTCTCTTCTGACGTTTAATAGATGCTGCTTGGAGCATTGACATACCACTAGCAGTTCCATTCCGAGGATTGGAAAAGTTACTGTTAGCTGTGTCCATAGCACCAGTACCCATCTGAACCATACGTTCTAGCTCTGCTGCTTCGGTAAAGGTCGACTGGGATAGACTACCAAAGTTCAGTGGCATTAGAACGGATTTAGGGTCACCATTAGTGAGGATAGTCTTACCGGGACGGACATCGAATTTCGTTCCACGTGGTAGACGAGTGGCGTCTAAACCCATCATTGGGTGTGTCGTGAGTGCTAAGGCGTCAATACGAGCTCTCAGTTCAGCATCTAAAGCTTTCTGTGGATTAAATCCTTTTTCAGCTACACCCCTACCCCAGAACTTCGAGGGTACCCTGTCATTTTGATAGGAAACAAACGGTCTATCATTTAACATGTATGGGTTTTCTGCTGCTCTTAGTACGCAATCATCATTAGCAATTGTAACAACAGCTTCGACTAACTCATCATCATTGTAATCAAACTGGTCTACACTACTTGAGTTACCACTAAGAAATCTTTTAGGAACTAATCCCCAATATTCTACAATCTTTACTTTGTCATCTTCATCAGAGTCACTAAACTCTTCATCAAAGCCAAAGTCTGCTTTGTCATAACTACCTAATGGCATATCATTGTATATACCATCCTTCATTCCCTTAGTAATCATGTATTTAGGTTTGATTACTATGTGGGCGACACCTAATGCTTCATCTATTGTAGCAGCTGTAGGGTCAATAACAAATTCTTTTGGTGATACTGATTCTAACTTAACACATGTGTATGGTATTTCCTGTGTTCTAGTAGCAGTAGTCATGGTTCCCGGTACTGGCTCTTCAATAGCCACCATTTCCATTTTATCCTGTACTAATACCTTACCAATACCTGTACCAAATATGGCACCGTTAAGT